TCACCCGGGGCCTTCGCGATGAAGCGGCCCCACTTCTTGTCGGCTCTCGTGCAGACCTTGTGCTTGATGAGCCACTCGCGCACTTCGTCGCGTTCCGTGGAGGGGATCTTGAGGCGCTTCTCGGCGAGGGGTTTCAAGCCCAGCTGCTTCGCGTACGGGTCGCGAAGGAAAGCCGTGAGCATCGAGTCTTCCCACTCGTCGCCATCCAGGATGCCGAGCCCGAGATGAACGTTGGCAACGTCCATGTCGAACTCGCCATTGTGAAAGAGCTTCGGGGCCGCGGAGCACCAGATGCGCGAGAGCGTGTTCTTGGCATCGCGCAGGGAGCAGGTGTTGCCCGTAGGGTGCCCCCAGGCGAGGTAGATGGGTTTGCGGCCCGGCTCGTGGATCGCGACGCCGACGGGCTTCGGAGGATAGTCGGGGCGCGCCTCGATACCTTCCGTCTCGAAGTCGACGGTGATGGGAGCGGGCATTACCTGAGACCCCACACCTTCATCCACCACATGATGAGCACAACGACGACTGGCAGCGTGAGAATCCACAATAGCAGCGCGCAAAGCATGAGCACCGCACCACCCCAGGGCTTGTCGAGCAGCTCATCGAACTTCATTCTTGAGCTCCTCGATCGCGTTGGCAATCTCGTCCTTCGTCGATCCGATGTCCTTCACCGTCTGGCGCACGAGTGCAGCGGCTTCCTTGATCCCCAGTCGGTACCCTGCGCGAAAGGTTGCATCGCTTTCTTTCATAGGATTCTCCTTGCTCTTCAATGCGCGAATTTCCTTGACGATGTTGCTCAGCATTGGACCGATGTAGTCGTTCCCCATCCTGAAGTAGCTATCGCTCCACACTTTCACTAGGTTTGCTGCCTTTTCAAACGCCCCATCCCTCACTCTCGCCAGCGCCTTCTCGTATTCGAGTTCCTTCGCCTGTAGCACAGCGTTGTGCTGCTCTTGCGCGAGTTCGAGGACGGCGATTTTGGCCTTGAGGGATGCGACGTACTCCTTTACCTCGCCCGCTGCAACGCACGCTTCAGCAAAGGCCCGCATGACTTCCTTCTCCTGGGTCACCACTTCCCCTCCCTCTGCGCCGAGATGGCGGCGTTGATGGACTCGATCAGATCATGCCGCTGCCGCCTTGGAGGAAGATGCTCGGAAGCATGAAGGAGTTGGCCTCGGCACTTGTCAAGCAGGTCTTCCAGTTGTCGAACGCGGGTCTCGGCGGCATTCATTCGTGCGATCTCTTCCTTGCGCACCGAGGTCAACGCCTGTACCTGCGCATCTAGACTGTCTCTCTCATCCTCAATCCGCCCCGCCTCGGGTGCGGGGTGGAAAGTGCGCTCGCCGTGGTGAAACAGGAACGCGCAGTAAGCGGCAACGTCGCGCGGATCTCCCTTGGCGACGTGTTCGACCAGCTTGGCACGGCATTCGTCCATCCAATCAGACGCTGCCCATCCGTCGCTGTATCCGTACTTGCGCTCGGCCGCTGCGAGTTTTTCCGCGAGCGCGGCAGTAAACCGTTGAACCAGATCGGCGGTAGCTGGATGCAGCGCCACCGGAGCAGCCTTCGCCTCGGGCTGCGCATCGCGCGGGTAGTTCGCGCTGATGGCCTTGTAGACCGCTAAGTCCTCGCCGCTTGCGGCCTCGGGCTGCGCTTCCTTCTGCGGCGCGTATCCCTCGCGGGCTAGGGTGATGAGGCGGATTGCCTGCTCCTCCGTGCAAACCCAGAGGTCTTCTAGAACGGTGCCAGTGGGAAGCATGTCAAACCCCGCCGCCTTCGCCAGCTTTAGCGCTTCCTCTCGTTCGCTCACGATTGCGGCTCCTTTCCTGCGATTTCCTCGGCGCGGGCGAGGGTTTCAAAGTCCCGCAGCACATCCAACTCGAATCGCGTCATCAGCGGCCCGCAATCGGACTCCTCGCAGGCCATGTACTCGCCCTCCCACGCTCCGCACCGAGCGCAGAATCTCTCGTCTAGGTTCATTCACGGCCTCCCTTGGGGACCATCGGGATGACTGGCGACCTGGAATAAGCGGACACGGCTTTGCATGTCGAGCAAGTCGGAGGGGGCGGCGGCTGTGTTCCTCCCCAGGCTCCGGTGTAGGCCATCACGTCGCCTCCGCAGAGGCTGCATACCCCGATCTTTTGCAACATCACCCCTCCTTCCCGCTCTCGGCAACAGTCTCGATGGCCTCGACCTCATAGCTGTACTTCAGCTTGTGTTTCACGAGGCGTGTTTCCAAGCAAAGCGCCCCGCCAATCTCCCCAGCTTCCGCTGCTGCAACGAACCACCAGCGCAGTGCTTGGGCCGCGTTGTAGGGAAGCAGGAAGCCAAGATGCAGCGCGCGATGCCCAATCGTCATTGTTGGCACCCCGTGCGGTCCTCCCTCAAACTCCACCTGTTGCCAGCGGTTATCAAACATCTGGTTGCCGATCTTGCAGGGGCGGATGTAGTTGTGCCGAGCCTCGACCGTGTAACCAACATCGGCCCCGCTGCCTCGGTTCTTGTCCTTTCGATAGCCTTCTTCAAGCTCACCCATTGCTCTTCTCCTCGTCTGTGCGGAAGGGGCGGTGGAGGGTGTCGCCCTCTTCCAACTCCGTTTCTGCTGGAATAAAGATGCGGGCAAAGCCGTCTGCTGTGGCTTCGATTACAGCCGTCTTCTCCCTCTCGCACAGGATCACGCGGGATTCGAGGGTGAGGAGGGCGTCGAGCTTGTCCCGGTACGCGATCGCGGCAGCGTAGGCCGGGCTATCGGCCCACTTCATCGAGCAGACGAGCCATTGCTGGTTCTGTCCGTACCAGCACCCCGCCGACATGATGCTTTCGTACCCGGCAAAATCACCGACCTTCGTGTTTTCGTCCGGCCCTCCGAGGATCGAGATGCCGCCCGCAGGAGCAGGGATCGGTTTACCGTCCTGGACCTTAATGAGCTTGGGCGGAATCGTGAGCCGGGCGCGCGCCTCCCGCAGCACTTCGAAGGGGTCGGGGATCACAGCTCCTCCTCTTCTTGCACGACCCAATGGTTCCAAAAGCCGCGCAGCCAGTTGGCGAAGTACACCCACGTGAGCGCGAAGATTCCGTACTGCTGCGCCTCCCAGGTCTCGTAGAACCACGCAGGCTGCGCAACGAGTCCGAAAATGCACGCCCAGCGTCGGCGCTTGAAGGACTTGGACTGCGACAGGAACACCGCCGTGACGCCGCAGCAGCCGATGAAAATCTGCGTGACGATCACAGCCGCTCCCACCTGGAACCCAGGAAGATGCGCGAGAGGATGCGCACGCGAAGGCTGGGCGCGTGGCGCCTGTCATTGAACGTGGTAACCAGTTCCTCGCCTCCGAATACGTACCAGCGCCACGTGGGCTTGGGAGGACGCGTGGAAGCCTTCATGATGAGCTCAGGATCGGGGTTCATAAGAGCGCCTTCACAGCTTGGATGACAGCGCGCGCCTCGGCGTTCGAGCAGCCTTGTAGCGCATCAGCAATTTCCACTAGGGCTTTTCCTAGTTGCCGCATCTCCGTGATTGGATCGGTGCTGTTGCGATCCATAGCCTTGATGACTTCGTACATGAGTGCGGCATGGTTCATTTCTGCCTCCGCGATCGGTAGACGCGGATGAACCCCATCGCGAGCCCCCAAAAGAGAATGACGCCAAGGACGAACGCGAGGCCGAACCAGAACGGCAGCGTCACCCACCACCACGACCAATCGATCACGTGCGTGAGCTTGAGCGCTACGAACACGACGCCCAGGAGAAAAAGACCGCTGACACCACCTTGCGAACTATTGTCGGACATGGTCAATCCTCCTCGTGTTCGGCAACCACACGTAGTACTGACAAGGGAACTGGTGGTGGTGGCAGCACGCGCAGTGTGAGATTTAAATACCTGCGAATTGCGTTAACGGCTTCCGGAATTGATATGCGGTGCGCCCGCATACGTTCGATAGAGTAGTGCGCGCTGGCAGAGTGCTGGTGCTTGCTGGGATCCCACTTCACATGGTAGTCAGGGTCGAAGCAAAGACAATCCATTTGCGACTCCAGCTGAGACACCGCTAAAGTCAGTTTTTCGATGCGCTCGTAGAGATCCTTCTCTACCGTCTCGCGCTCTTTTCGCGCTTCGCGAAGGTCTTCTTGATTGACGAAAAACATTTATCGCTCCTCCAGAGAAAGTGCCGGTTACGTTGTCCGGCGTCGTGTGCCCCACCGACCGTGTCGCGCCCGCAGCCCCGCGCGGAGCTGCGAGAGGTACTACCTGCGCTTGGCGGCGATTGTCTTGCGCACGGGCTCCTCGGGCTGCTCTTCCTGCTGCTCGTAGGGCTTGGCGAACTCGTCCGCGCTCGCGTCCATCTTATCGAGAAGCGCCCCCATCGTCGCTTCGTCCGTGATGGGCTCCACCTCTTCGAAGAGGATCTTGAACTGCGTCTCCTGGTCGCGCTGGACGCTGATGCGCGTGACGAACGCGATCGGCGGCTGCTTGTACTGCGCGAGGAGGGACTTGGCGTACTGCGCCCAGTTCTTGACCGAAGTCACGGAGATGCGAAGATAGGCCACCTCGCTCTTGGCGATGTTCTGCGCCGACCCCAACGCATCGCGCGGCAGGAGCATCAGGCGCCGCTTTTGCGCGCACGCCTTGCCACGCGTGGGCTTGCCGTCCTGGTCACGCGCCGAGCCCCACTTGTTCCACTGGCACGTGGCGCACGTTTCGCTCTGCGCCGACTTGCTCATGGCGTGGGGCGCCATCACGCTCTCGTCGCGCCCGAATGCGAAGCACGTGGGGTTCTCGGGCTTCTTCGGATTGAAGCGCTTCTCGTAGTAGTTGTTCTCGTGCATCGAGTCGAGGATCACGCACTCGAAGGTGTTCCCCGGGATCTCGCTACCTTTCCACGTGAGCACCCCCGCGGGGAGCGTGATGAAGTTCCCGCCCCCCGTGTTGGCTTCCTGCGCCAGAACCTGCGCAGCCTGGGCGGCGAGCCGATCCTTGTAGGTCGTGAGCGCCGTCCCGGTGGTCTTTTTGGCGATCGCTGTGCTCGCCGCCTTGGTTGCCATGGTGGATTACTCCTCGTCGGAAGGAACGATGGTGCCCAGGAGCTCGTGAAGCTCCTTGGCTTCGTCCAGCGTGAGCCGGAGCTTCTTGCCTGCCGCCAGGAGCTCGTACGTGACGATGGGCGCCTCGACGTGCTTGCGGCGGGGCTTGCGGCGCTTGACCGGACTCTTGCGCGCCTTCTTGGCAGGCGCTTCGGCCTTGGGCGTCGGGGCAGCGCTGCGGCCCACGGGCTTGGGGGGCGCTGCCTTGGCGGCGACGGGGGACTTGTCTGCGGGTTCGTTCATGGTGGTGCGGCTCCTCTTGAGTGCCTTGGAAGTGCGCAGGCGCGAGAGCCACGCTGCGGCAGAATTCATCGGGGCGCCGGGCGCCCCACTCTCGACGGATTTCATGGGGATTGCCACTACGATGCCAACGCTTTCACGAGAACATCGAGCTTGCGGTTCATCTCCTGCTGTTCGTGAAGGATCGCCGCGAGCGCGCGAAAGAGGGCGTCACCCTCCTTGCGCCGCGCCAGGACCGCAGCGCCTTCCTCCTTCGCGACGCTCGCGCGGCGCTCGACATCCTTGAAGAAGTCGTTGGCGAACGTGTTGAGCTTGCGCCCGCCCGTCTTGGTGTAGCCGCTCATCTTCTTCGGCATGACCTTGGGCACCCCGAGTTGCTTGAGACCGCGGCGCGGCGTCTTCTTGCGGATGGCTGCCAGGATGGCGTCACGGTGCTCGCCGAGCACCTTCTCGTCAACGAACACGCCGCTCTTCGGGCCTGGACGGGCCGGAAGGCCGTGCGCCTTGACGTACTCGTGCACGAGCGGGTGGTGGGCTGCGTTGGTGTGCAGCACCTTGGACATCGCCTTGTAGACGCTGATATAGGCCATGGCATCACCTCACGAGCGGCGCAGGGAGACCTTGGTCTCCTTGGCGGGCCTGACGGTGATGAAGTAGCGATCGAAGGACTCGACGCCGGGGATGGGTTCGCCCTCTTCGAAGCGCGCGGCAACCGCCGTGCTCGTGAGGCGCTTTTGCAGGAGATCGAAAGCGCCGGTCTTGGCGATGAACGCATGGAGCGCGGGCCAGTCGGTCGCGTTGAAGACGCGCTGGCTCTTCCTCTCCGCGGTACCGACTGCGCCCTTGGCGCCGTTGATGCCGCTCGCGTCAAAGAGCGCGCCGAGGGCTTCCATCTTCGCGGCGATCTCGGCTTCCTTGGCCTTCAAGGTTGCGTTGATCGCGTCGCGCTCTTCCTGCAGAAGCTGGATCTCGTCGACGATTTCGCCGACGGTGGGGCTGGTGGTCTTGGACATTTCAATCTCCAGAGAGTTGAGTTCGTAGTTCGCAGTTCGTAGCAAGGCCAGTTTCTGGATGGGTACTGGCAGACCCAAAATCAGGTGTTCGGTACTGCACGTGGGAGACTGCTGCGGAGACCCGCGGCACTCGTAAGGCTCACATTGCAGCTTGCAGGGCCGTCCCCCTCCTGTCTCTCTGCCCTACGAGTATTCGGTACGTACAGCCCAGCAGAGAGAACCACATCACGACATCCACGCTACGCTTCTTTTGCGGACTTTGCAACCGATTTATCTTGACCGAAACGCGGTAGGGGGCAGGATGATTCCCGGCGCCCTGGGGTTCTGCATCGCTTGACACGCGAGCTGCCACACCCCCGGCGCGATCCGTCCATCCCCCAGCGCGGCAACGACCGCAGGGTGGAGCTGCCGCACGACGTTATCCGCGCACATCACGAGCACGGTGCCGTCGGACTTGAGTTCGAATCCGAGCTGCTTGCCGCCATTGGGGAGCCAGAGCTTGGGCGTGATTTCCATTGCAAGTACTCCAGTGCGCAGGTGTAGTGGGACGGACGCGGCTGCTCATGCATCTCGGGCCAGTAGAGCTTGACCCCGTCAAAGAGTTTGATGTGCTCGGGCAGCGGGCGCACGGCGCACCACGACCCGAGGAGCGGCCGGTTGCAGAGAAAGCAGCGCCGCAGCGCCGCCTGGGTCACGGCGGTGGAGTTCTCGTCCCACATCCGCCGCAGCGCTGCGTCTTGCGCTCTTCGGTAGGCGCGCCCAGCGGCGGACTCGCGCATGTCACTGGAGCGCCGTGAGCATGTTCTGGCTGACGGTGCGCTCGCCATAGCGCAGCTCCACCGCTTCGCGCGCCGCCGATCGCGTGGCGTAAAAATCGGGGAGCGCCGGGGGCTTGCCCGCTTCGTTCTTGTCGATGAAGGACACCATGTAGAGCACGTCCTCCTTCTTCTGCGACTGCGGAATCTTGATCGTGACTTCGGCCACGACCTTGCCATCCGGGAGGTGCAGGAAGTAGTCGGAGTGGTCGCCGTAGAGCCATGCGTGCTCCTGGCCCGCAGGACCGTTGGCGCCGATCATCTGCAGCGCACGGATATTGGGATTGCTTCGGTGCTCGCCCATCTCACTTCTCCTCGTGGTAGGTAATCGGAAAACTACTTGATGAGCTCCAGGTTGCGAAGCTCGTGTTCGGAGAGCTGGAACGTCGCATTCACGGGGAGGTGGTTCCAGTAGTACTGGAACATCTCCGCGCGCTGTCGGTGGCTCGCACGATGGCTCCTGAAACTCGTGCTGAGATCGTTGCTGCTGTTCGATATCCCTGGCGGTACTTCCGGCAGCGACTCCAGCTGGTCGAGGTAGTAGCGCTCCCGATCAGCGTGGTACGCAATGCGCTCCTCGAAGTGGCGCAGGAGTTCCGCCGACTGCACTTCGCAAACAAATCCCTTGATGACCATGACTACTTCCTCCTCATCCGTTGGGAACCGCCCATGCACTGAATCTGCAGCACATCCTCGTGCACACGAATCGCGACGGGCACGCCGTTATCGCGCGTGCACTCCTGCGAGAACCGCGAAGCGTACTGCACTGCGCGCTCGCGCTCAAGCACGGAGAGCTGGCGTTCGAACACGTCCACTGGTTTCGTCCAGATCACCATGGCCGTCGTGAACCCAGCCCCGAAGAGCATCACCGTCACCACCGCCCGGTCGCCGAGCGTCATTGCAACGGCTCCTCTTTCTTGTACTTCTCATTCATTTCCTCGGTGGTGCGCTTGGCTGCCGCACGAAGGTGGTAGACAGCCGCAAGCCATGCCTGCCAGCAGTCCTCCTCGTGTCCGAGGGGCATCACGACGGGAAACTGCGTCCGGTACCAGTGCCTGAATGCGGGGCTCTTCATCGCATCTCCTTTTTTGCCTTCGCCTTCTGCGACTTCTCGAAGGCCACCTCCTGGCGCACCGCCATCGCGTAGCACGCGGCGAGCGATGTCCAGAACGTCTTGCGGGTGCGCAGATCCCGAAAGCCGATCGTGTCCCCTGGGGCGAGCGTCACCATGTACTGCCGACGGTTGATGCCAAGCCCGCTGCTTTTCCTTCGCACTTCCTTCGTGAGTTCCGTTGCCATGGTCAGACTCCTTAGAGAGATGGGGGCCGGAGCCCCCGTTGGTTCACCTGGGTAGTTCGATCTTCGTGAGCTTGCTCTTGGCGCGCGTGATCGCAACGTACATGAGGTTGCGCTCCTGCTCCTGCTGCCAGGGCTGCTTCGCCCACTTGCTGGGGCACACCGAGGGGTTGAGCCAGAACACGTGATCCGCCTCAAGCCCCTTGCTCTTGTGGATCGTGGCGAGCGTGAGGTTGCGCCGCCCGGCGTCGGAGAACATCTCGTCGAGCACGCGCAGGAGCTCGGCGACCGTACGCGCGTTCTCAGGCAATCCGCCCACGACGACGAGCAGGGAGTCCACCTTGTCCTCGATCGCGGCTGCCAGGGCCTCCTCGCCCTTGGCAATGGCCTTCTCCATCTCCCGGGTCTTGTAGGCTTCCAGGCGCAGCTGCAGGGCATCGATATCGCGCGCCTTCATGCGCCGCACGAGGGCCTTGAGACCTTCCCCAATGTCCCGGCCCATGATGTGGCAGGGGATGCGCTCACGCAGCAGGCTGTAGGCGAGCGCCACGAGGGGCTTCGTGTTGCGGCACACGACAAGGTCATCGGCGCTGAAGATGCCGTGGTTCCACTCCTCGCCCATGCTGCGCACGACTCCGTCAACCGCATGCTCGTGCGCCTGGATGATCGGCACGTACTGGCGCGCGTGATCGACGATCGACTTGGCGCAGCGGTAGGAGACGGAGAGCGGGAGCTCCGCCGCCTTGAACTCCTCGCGGATGAGCTGCAGCGAGTTGCCATCGGCACCGCGGAACCCGTAGATCGCCTGGGCGGGATCGCCCACCGCGACGAGCCGCGCGCGCGGGCGCAGGATCTTGCGAAGGATCGCGCGCTGGATCGCGTTCGTGTCCTGCGCCTCGTCGACGAACACCCAGTCGAACGTAGGGAGCTTGATGCCCTTCAGGACCGCGAAGTAGAGCATGTCGTCGAAGTCCATGTCGAGCATGCCATTGCTCATTTCGAGGAGCTTGCGCGCGAGCTCGATGCCGCGTGCGATCGTGGCATCGTCGGAATCAAGCTCGATGTTGTGCTTGGCGACGATGTCGGCCCACACGCCTTCGGTGTCGGGCACGAGGGCGTGCACACCTTCCTGGCGCGCGAGCCCCACGAGCTTGCACGCAAAGGCGCCGTAGAGCCGCCGCTCCTCGTCCTCGAAGGTCAGTTCGACGAGGTTGCGCAGCTTGTTCGTGTTGACTTCGCGCACGCCCAGCGCCCGCGTGACGGGGCCGTAGCACAGGGAATGGAACGTGCGCGCCTGGACGTGCGAGGGAACGCGGGCCTTGAGCTCCTCCGCAATCGCCTTGTTGAAGGCGAGGAAGACCGCATCGCCCTGCGTGAGCTTGAGCGCCTCGACGACGGTCGTCGTCTTGCCGGAGCCCGCAACGGCGTTGATGATCGCGTTGCCGTGCCCCGTGGCGACGAAGTCGAAGATGGCCTGCTGGTAGGTGGAGGGTTGCATGGCGGCTCCTAGACGGTGAGGGAGTCGCCGACGAACTCGCGCACTTCGCCGGTCACGTAGTTGCGGGCGGCGTTGGCTGCCTTGGTGAACCCCACGCGCCAGGGGATGCCCCACTCGCTGCACACTTGGTTGATGCGCGTGCGGGTCGTGGCGGTGAACCAGCCGCCGGTGCAAAAAGTCACGCGACCGTCCGCATGCGCGGTAACGACGGGGGTCTTGTGGAGGACGACGACGCGTGTGCCGTCGGGCAGCGTCGTGACGGTGGTGTTGTTGCGGTTGATGCGGTGCGTTTGGGACATGGCAGGCTCCAAGAGAGAGGTGGTACAGGACGAACAGTAGACTTACCTGCCGCCTATGTCAACAACTTTCTTTTGCCTCATTTTTAGGCAGTTTGTCATAATCCCGGCGCCGCTCCCTTGATGACTCCACCCTGGGGGCCAATGCTCCAGCGCCCGCGCGTGACCTTCACGAAGCCTCCAGAATCGTTGAGGATGGCAAGGAGCGTCTTGCGATCGCTCCCTATCTCCAGCTCCTCAATCTCGGCCCAGCGCGCCTCCGTGGGGTTCCCAGCGACCCTCGCCTTGAGGTGCTTGGCGGCGGCGTGCAGGGTCGGGAAGTACTTGGGCTCGTTGCAGTTCACGTAGTAGAAGATCACACCTCCTCCACCACCGCATTGTCCGTCTCCCGGGGCGTGCCCGTGAGGAGCGCATCGATCTCGGCGAGGCGCGCCGTGAGCACGCGCCGCTCCCGAAGGAGATCGCTTTCATAGCGAAACCCCTCGATGCACTCCACAATCTGCACGTTGTACTTGTAGGAGCGAAGCTCGCGGGCCTTCGCCTGCGCCGCGCGCAGCGTCTTCCACACCTCGGCGTTGGACTGCACGTCCCAGTGCCCCGTGAAGGCGCCGTGGCGCCGCTTGTAGAAGAGGGTATGGTCGTTCGCCTTGCGGATGACGTAGGCCACGATCAGCGCTCCACGATGTCGTGGACTTCGTGCTCGCGAGCCTGGGACATAAGCTCGAACTCGCAATCAAAGACACGCTCCATGTACCGCACAGCGTTCTTGAACTGAAATCCCTCCCAGTGCGCCAGGAGGCGCTCGGCGTCCGTCACGCAGATCGTGAGGCGGTTGACCCCGGTGAGTCCGTACATGACGTACTCCTCGCCCTCCTTGCGAAGAAAGGATGCGGCGCGCGGGCCGACCATGCGTGTGCCCTTGTCGACGTGCTCCTTGAGCTCTTTTGCGGTAAGAATTGCCATGGCAGTGCTCCTAGAGGGAAGGTTGCGCGGCAATCGCGCGGGTGAAACTGTGGGAGAGCTTGCAGCGGCTGCAAGTGACCTGGGCGGGTTGATCCGTCACACGGCCCGTGTCCGCAGCGCGGCGGGAGGCGGCGCACGCCTTACCCCAGTCCTTGACGCGCCAGTGCACGAGCGGCCCAGCACTGGCGGGGACCGGCACGAGCTGCTCGGGATGCGGCTTCCAGGCGGCGATGCGGCCCCGCTGCCACGTCACGTACTCGGTGAGCTGCTTGAGCGTCACGCGCTCGACCCGCTCCGCGCGCACCACGTTGAGCTTGCGCGCAAGCTCGATGGCGTCTTCGTGATGGCCGTGCGTTTCGATCTTGTAGCGCCCTGCGTGCGGGCCTTCCACGACGAGCCAGAAGCGATCGTATTCGTAGCCGCTTTGCCCCGTGACGTGCTCGGTCTCGATGGTGCCGAGGACCCAAACGTAGCCGGGGCTCCAGCCGCCGCGCGCCCTGGGATGCGCTTTCTGGACGTACACCTCCTTCCACGCCTTGGGCTGCGTGGGGGTGCGCTCCAGGTCACGGATCGCCGCTTCGACGAGGCGCATGCGCCCCAGGGCGTCATCGATCGCCGCATCGATGAGCCCCTTGCTTTCCTCGAAGGGCTTGTAGTCGGAGCCGGTGCACACGCCGGAGAAGAAGCCCCACTTCGTCGTGTAGCCGTGCTTGGCGAGCACGCCGCGGGGGAGCTTTTGAAGGCTGCCGCAAATCTGGCAGGTACCGCTATGGGTTGCAGCTTGCATGGTCAATCTCCAGGAGAGAGGGGTGGTACAAGCCGAACAGTAGACTTATCTATCCGGTATGTCAACACCCCCAAATTTCCCTGGGCTGCCTAATTTTTGAGCGATCCGTTTTCAGAAGCTGCTGCAGCTCCCATAGCACGAAGGCAGGCCCCATCTTCTCGGGGCAGCGCGCCTCGATCGCGCGCACGAAATCCCCGCTCGTGAGCGATTCGACGATCGCATCGTAGGCGAGCCACACGCGCGGGTCGGTGTAGCTGCACTCGAAGTGCGTTGCGATGATCCCTGCCCAATCGCCGCGGATGCCCATCTCGTTCTCCTAGTAGTTCTTCGGGATGTTGCCCCGGTAGGCGTGGGGCTTGGTGTCGATCTCCTTCTTCCACGCCATATCGTCTTCGCCGCCCCAGCGCTCGATGTTGCGAACGCAGTACGCGGTGATGTTGACGCGCTTGCCATCCTTCCTGGCCGAGAGCACGCGCTTGGCGTGCTCGTTGTCGCGCGTCCACAGGTTCACCGCGCGCTTGAAAACGGAGGTGGCGTACTCCACGGGCCGCGCCCCTTGCGCCTGCATGAGCGCCTGGAAGGCCGCGCACGCCTCGTTGAACGTCACGATGTCGCGCACCGCCTGCTGCACGAAGCTCTTCTCGGTCCAGCGATCGGCTTCCGTGACGGAGAGCTCCTCCAGCTCATGGTGGCGCGCATTGACGGGCGCCGCAGCGCGCGGATCGTAGTCGGCGAACACCCCCCAGGCGCGCATCTTGCGAGCCACCCCGATGAGCTTGCCGCCGCCTCCGCCCTCGAACCATTCGCGCAGCGCGTTCCAATAGCTGGGGTCCTTGCGTCCGATGATCTCGGGGAAGAAAAAGCGCCGCGTGTCTTCGGTGATCCGCAGCGGGTTCGTATGGTTCGTGGTGATGACGATGTTGATGCGGTTGGCGACATCGCGGCTGCGCACGTACTTCTCGTTGACGCGCAGCGTCTTGTTCGTGATGATGGAATTGAGCTTGGCCTGCTGCATCTTCAAAGAGTTCACATCGTCGAGCTGCACGAACATGCGCTCCCCCACGAACTCCATCCGGTCATCGATGTTGCCTTCCGAGATCGAGGTGTAGTTGTCGGGCCCGTAGCAGTGCATCCCGACCATCTCGGGAAAGAAGCTCTTCCCCACTCCTTCGGCCTCACTTTGCAGCACCGGCACCACGTACTGCTTGTTGATCTCGGGAAAGGCGAGCGGGTACATGTACCAGAGGAACATGTGGTACCAATCCTCTTCACCATGAAGGAGCATGAGCCCATCGCGAAAGCGCTCTATATCCTCCAGGTCCGCATCCGCATCGGGCGCCTGCCCCCAGCCCTTCCAGCGGTTGAAGACGCCATCGGGCGCGATCTCGCTCTCGCACCCGGGGCGGTAGTCCGCCGTGCGCACTTCGCTGCGGCCCCGCCACTGCAGCCAACCATTACCCAGCGGCATCGCGCGCTCGCGGAAGGTGTGCAATCCTTCGCGCGTGATCGTGAGCTCGGTCATCGCCACCTGATCGGTATTGGCGATCGTGAGGAAGTTGTCCTTGGCGTGGAACGATCGTGTCTTGCGATCCCCGATGGCGTGAAGATCGCGCACGTAGACGTACTTCGCATCGATCGAGAGGAGTTTCTCGGCGCTCGCATCGGCTTCGGAATCGTGGTGCACGCGGCGATGGAACTCTTCTGCATCCATGTCGGGATTGGCAACGAGGAAATCATCGACCGCCCATTTCGTCGCCACATCGACATTGGGATTGCGCTGCAGGATGCAAACGCGCGGCTTGGCGTTTGCCAGCACAAGGCGCGAGCAAAGGCGGCGCGCCGCGGTGCTCACTTCGGGTTTCAAGCCCCGATACCCTGCATCGATGTCGAAGACGACGTACACGATGCGCCCCGCAGCGGCGCGCGCAAGATCGGGAAGGAGCTCCATGTCGCGCCCACCCTTCTTCTTGCCCGGGGCAACGGAGCTCACGCCGCCCAAACCCACGGCATAGAGTCCGCGCTGCGCGATCGCAAGCGCCTTTTTCTCGCCCTCCGTCACGATGAGCGGGTAGTGATCTTCCTTGAAGTACTCCGTCCAATCGAGCGTAGGCGGGATGTAGAGCTCGACGGGCGTGCCGGGCTGCTGCAGGTACTTGGGGCGCGGGTCCTTCGTTGCGAGCGCGTCAAAGCCCGTGCGGGGTTTCCAGTAGACGCGCGTGCGCGCAAAGTCCCCCAGGGGCAGCGGGCGCAGCGTGCCGTCCTCGTTGAATCGGTAGTACTGGAACGTGAGGATCGCGTCGGCTTCCTTCACGTCGAGCTGGGGCGCGACAACGGCAACGAGCGCCGGGTCCGTGTGGGGATTGGCCGCACGCATGGTGTCGGGATCGAACGCAAGACCACTGCGAGCAAGGTCGTTAATGACGAGCTGTGGAGGGGATGACACGCAAGCCTCTTCGAGAGAAGGGTAATCAGGCTACAACGATTTCACATGGCTGTCACTGGTTCTTGTCAAGGAGCTTTCGAAGAGCGCGGGCGTAGGCGATCGCCTGCACCTGCTGGTTGGTGAGGAGCCCTGTGGGACGCACAGGCGGGCGCTGTGGGAAGGCTTTCTCCCACACGTCCTTCACGTAAAGGTCCCCGGCTTTCTTGCCCCTGGCGGTCGTGATCGTGCGGTAGCGACGGCGCTGGTCCTGGGTGCAGTGCTCGTTGAACCAGCGCCATGCGCTCGCGGCGGTGTAGCGAGGACGGTTGAAGTGCTGCGCCTCCTTGGCGGCGAGGAGCTCGGGAAGCTCGATCGCGGCCAAGCGCTCGAACTCGTGCAGGAGATCGTCGTCCTGGGCAATGCGGAAGTGGAGCTTGTGCGTGAGGAAGGAAGAGGTGTCCATTCGGGGCTTTGCGCTGAAAATTAAGGGTGTGGTAGTTTGCGGTTAAGTCTGCGCCGAAGAGGGTCGAGTGTCAAATTCGGGGTGGTACATGTGATGTACCAAAGTGATGTACCAAAAAAGTCGTTTTGAATCAGTGCTTGCACACTGGTACATGCGGTACATTACTTTTCGCCAAAACTCTTTTATATAAGTGTTTTGCCATAATATACGCATTATGTTATGTATACACTTTTCTATAGCTTTTTAGAAGGTAATGTACCAATGTACCTATATTCCAAACCTTCTTTTCTCCTCTGAAAACCCGCTGGTACATGAGTGGTACATGACTTTTCCTCGTGTACCACCAGCATCCTCCCTTCCCCCCAAGGCGCTCGCGTGATACCTTCCGCTGCGTTGGTGCGGTCAGCGCACTGAGCCACGGACTGCGGTGTCGATGCCGGGATCCTCTCGCCCCAAGCGCAAGCCCCCGGCGCCAAACGATGCAACGCCACGCCGCGCGCCGTTGCCCACAGCGGACGACCCGCCGCCTACGGGGCGCGAGCTCGATGACCGCAAGCACTTCCTCACCTACTGGCAGCCCGTCCCGCCGCCGATCACCGACGACGAGGCACGCGAGTACATCGAGCGATTCGATCGCCTCTCGATCGGTCGTGGGCCTGCGGAGTCCCAGCTTCCTACCGACGAAGCGCTCACCGAGGAAGAGCGCTGGCAGCGCTCGCAAGGCTGGACTCCGTACGAGCTCCTCACGCATGCGATGCATCAACCGTTCCTTCCCTTTCGCGATCGCATCGGCATCGCAAAGGCGCTCCTTCCCTACCAAATGTCCGAGAAGCCCAAGCGCATCGCAGGCGTTGAGGGTGAGCCTGCCGTGAACGGTTCGATCGTCGCGATTGGCAGCACGACGATCGACGTATCGAAGCTCTCCGACAAGGAGCTTGAAATGCTCTCGAAGATGCTGGAGAAAGCGAGCAAGACATGATCGTGCTGCACGTCGAGGAAGATGGCGGTCGGCTTCACCTCATGGCATCGCGCTATGCAAGCGTGCGCCTGGAGACGAAGCGCGGCGCATCGATCGAGGAGCGCCCGGTGACGGAGACCGAGCAGGAGCTCTGGCTCGCGTGGTACGAAGGATTTCGCAGCGGGCTCGTCAACGCGACGAGCGCATGTGTTGGCGGCAACGCTTGAACCTCTCGGGAGTCTCTCATGCCTTTTGATCGTCAGTTCCCGCCGCAACAATCGGGCACATCGCAATCCGGGTTCACGCCGCGCATTGCGATCCCGGTGTCGTTCGTCGACATCGTGCGCCAAGCCAAGATTGCATTGGGTGGCGCGCGCAGCGTGAAAATACAGGTCGAGTCTCCCATCTTTCGAGAGAACTACAAGGCGGTGAGCGCTACGGGCAACCTCTTTGTTGGTGCGGTGTCGGTGCTCGGCTTTCTTTGCGCTACGTCGAGTTCGGGAACGCTCAACCTCTACGATTCGGCGACGACCACGACGACGGATCCCGTGACGGGCACGCTCTCGCTCGTGGCAGGTACGTACTACCCGATTCCTGCCAACGTCACGCAAGGCATCTACGCCGTGATCGGAGGCACTGCGACCGGCACGCTCTATCTCGGATCGGCAACTGGGATCGTTGCGCGGCTGCGATTCGGGAACTTCGCTTCCGTTGTCGACACTGCGCACGACGCGCCGATTCGCGCTGATGTCGGTGATGCACCAGTGATTGCGATACCGGCCAATGCAACCTACCTTGTCGTGGCTCCGGATGTGAATCAGGCGCCGACCGGCACGGCTCCGATCAACATGAACGTTCTCTTGGGGTGAGCCATGGCTTGGTATGTCGACCCTTCATTGAGTGGCACGGGCGGCAAGGGAACGATTTCGTTACCCTACACGCTTCTCGATTTACAGACGGCGATCGCGAACACGACGAACCCGTTGAACTGGGGTGGTCTGCCGATTCTTTTCAAGTCCGGCACGTTCGGGCGTCTCACATCTACCCTCACTCCACCTGCTACGGCGAGCAATCTGTCCCTGGGTGTCTACGGGACTGGGGCGAAGCCGATCTTATCGGGCACTGCCCTCAACGCGACTGCGTGGACAGTCAACGCGACCTATCCGAATATCTGGCAGACACCGCACGTCAATGATGATCGCTGGTTCGTCGGCGGAAGCCCCAGCAACAATGCCGTGGTGTCTGCAGTGGCCTCGGCGTACAGCTCGCTCAACGTTCTCAACAACCCTTACGGCACGTCGCTTCAGAAGACGACGAGCGTTGCGCTTGTTGCCTCCACTCCGTTTAGCTATTACAACGACGGCGTGAACGCCTACGTCAATCTGTCGGGCTCCAATCCCAACAACCTCGTGATGGAGTACAGCAGCATTCAGCGCTGCTTCAATCTCACGAGCACGCAGGGAAACTTCTACGCGGAATCGCTTCGTTTTGCGGGAGCGTATGACGACTGCTTCTTTTTGCAGTTCTCGAACACGCTTCCTCTCATCGGCTCCTACACGCTCAAGCACTTGGAGATTGACTCGTCCTGCGCTCGCAACGCGCAGGAGAATACGAGCATTCAGCTCTTTGGCGCAGGGCCTGGGCTGAATGGTCTCGTCCAGGGCGCGTACATCGAGGACATGCTCATCACGAACGGGCTGCGTGGTTCGCTCGACTTGATGGGCATTCAAAACGGAACGTTCCGCAACATCCGCATCGACAATTGCGGACAGGGGCTTTACCTGTGGCAGAACTGCAATAGCAACGACTTCAACGGCATCCAGGTCACGAACAACATCGCTTGCAATTCGTCGGTGACGAACCCCGGACCCTGCTTCACGCAGTCGGGCACTCCAGGCGGTGGCGATGGGTCGAACTACAACAATCGCTTCACGTCGTCCGTCTTCATAAATTCTGGTCTGCAGTGCATCCTGAATACGGGCGGCTCGTTGATTTTCGATCATTGTGTGATTGTCGGCACGCAAAACGCAACCACTTCGCAGCCCAGTGGTGCAACCATCTACTCGGCCAATGCCACGTCCACCTATGTGAGCGATTCGACCGACACGACGCTTACGAACTGCGTCATCGGTGCTTTCATGCTCAATGGTGTCGCTTCTACGTACAGCATCTATGGGCAGACGAATCCGTACAACTCCCTGCACGGGGATTACAACGTCTACTTCTCGTACACCACGGACGCGCCGAGCGTTGCGAATAGCAACAGATTCATCGGCGCAATCAACAACTCCACGCAAAATGGTTTCGCTACGTGGCAGGCTGCAGCTGCGCCGATGGACGCGCACTCGGCGTTCTTGCCCTATGGTGATCCTGGATTCACGTCGCAGTTCCAGCCCTCGATCTTCACCAACAACCCTCCTGGGTACTTCGGGCGTCCTGGTCAGTACATGACCCCGAATGGTCTCAACCTGATGCCGTTCAACGACAGCACTGCTCCCACGACGGCGCTGCAGCTCGTTGGCACGGGGCTCTCGACGTGGCAGCTCAACACACTCGCGCCCGCTGCCCCTGTCACGGGGACTTCCGCCAATGCGTCCTACACCTGGAACACGGGGACGTGGAACTTCAAGATCACCTACGTCACGCTGGGCGGCGAGACGCTGCCCGGTCCGGCGACCGCGCAGGCGGTTACGAGCGGGACCAATGGGCCGACGATCACGGCCCCTGCGAATCCTCCAGCGTCTGCTATCGGATACAACGTCTACGCGCAATTCAGCACAGTCGGTGGGCAGTACTACAAGCAGAACAATGTTCCGATCGCGATCGGTTCGAACTGGACTTCGCAATTTGCGCCCGTGGTTCCCAATGGCGCTGTCATCACGGGAACGATCGCTGCCAACGGTACATCGCTCACCGTCAACTCCACGATCTTTGGCACGGTCGTCACCGGCATGGGAGGACCGTACTTCGCAGGGCAGACGAACTCGGCGCTCACGACGATCTCCGGCAGCGGCAGTCCATGGACCGTGAGCGGAATCACTTCGGTTGCAGGTGTCTCGGCCGTCATTATGTACCTCACTGCGGCTGGAGTGGGGTGGCCTTACGCGTCGCAAGCTCCCACGCTGCCTCCGCTCATCGCGCCCCCTGGTGATCTCAACAGCCATACGTTCTATGGCACGAACAGCGACATCGGTTGCGTGCAAAGCTACAACCAGAACGACCCCGCACTCGCAAGTTGAAGGAACCACCATGCTCGAAGTGCTCAAGCTCGCGATCGCCCTCTACCTCGTCCTCACGGGTGGCTGGGTGCTCTACATCACGTACGCATCGCTCGCGTTCCACTGGCCGACGATGACCAAATGGAAGTGGGCTCTCGCGCCCTGGCTCCTCTTCGGTCTCGCGCTCGACGTGGTGATGAACGCCACGCTTTTTACGATCGTGTTCGCAGACCTCCCTCGTGAATGGACGCTCACGCAGCGCTTGACGCGCTATCGCGCGTTTCACGACGGCTCCTGGCGGCAGCGCGTGGCGGACTACATCTGCCCCAATATCCTCGACATCTTTCAATCGGGTCACTGCTGACCCATCCACTGGAGACTTGCAATGGACGAACAGAATCACGAAGGTGCTCCGACGCAACCGATGGGCGATGAGGAGAATGCAAGGCGCCAGCAGGATGCGCAGCGCGGGCAGCAGCAGCTCGACCTCGTCGTAGGCACTCACCCGCTCGACATCTCCGTAGGAGGAATGCAGCGCGCCGCGATGACGGATGGCTCGCAAAGTGGGCAGGGCAGCCCGCAGGAGATGCGCTCCACATCAGGAGCTTCCATGCAAGGGCCTGCGATACCTCCGAACATGAGCCCGTTCTTTCGCGCGCCGCCTCCCCAGGCGCTTCCTCCGGCGCCTCCGCCGCCCGATGAGCACTACGTCGCGATCCACTCGGGCATCGTGCTCTCGGCGGCGCAGCAGCTCGCGGATCACGCAAGCGATGCCGCGGTTGGAAACGTGGTGCTCAACCCGGAGAAGGTGCAGGCGCTTGCCGAAGCCGTACACGAGTCCGCCAGCGCGATCCTCGATCACGTGGAGCCGCACAGCACGGTTGCGCAGCAGGCCGCAGCGCAGTCCGCGGAGAACACGCCTGCGTCCGCTGAGGATCTTGCGGCGCACGCCAACATCCTGGAAAAGCACGAGGCGACTGTGCAGGCGAGCATCGGCGCGCTCAATAGCGCGGTGCGTGGCGCTGCGCAGCCCGCTCCTGCATCCTCCGGCACGCCGGGCTGGGTGTGGGGCGCCATCGCGGCGGTTGCCGCGGCGGGTGTCATTGCTGGGCTTCACTTCATGGGCGTGATCCGCTGATGGCATGACGCAGTTCACGGCAACGGAACTCAGCGCGATCAGTGGAGCGGTCGCGCTGGAGAGGGAGCGGCGCAAGTACCGCTCCCTTGTTCCATTCATGCGCGCCGCATGGAAGAGCGTGGAAGGCCCCGATGCGTTCTATTCGCACAACTGGCACCTCGACATGCTTGCTGAGCGCCTCGAAGCCTTCTATCGTCGCGAGATCAACAATCTCCTCATCAACGTGCCGCCGGGCTCGATGAAATCGATCCTGTGCTCCGTGTGTTTTCATCCTTGGGTCTGGAGCCAGGATGCCTCGAAGCGATTTCTCACTGCCAGCTACGGGGGAGACCTTTCCGTTCGAGACTCTGTGCGAGCTCGTGAGCTCATTGCAAGCGAGTGGTTTCAAGGTCTCTGGGGTTCAATGGTTGCCGTCGATCCTCGGAACGACTCCAAGACTCGCTTTCACACTGTCCAGGGCGGGTGGCGGATCGCCACTTCTGTCGGTGGTCGTGCAACGGGTGAGCACCCGGACTTCAAGATCGTCGACGATCCGCACAACGTGAAGGAGGCCGAGAGCGACGTGGAGCGCGAGGCGGCGATCACGTGGTTCGACCTTACGCTCTCGCTGCGGGGCGCCTCACGCAACGCGGGCACGCTCGTCATCATGCAGCGCCTGCATGCGAAGGATCTCACGGGCCATATCACGGAACTCGAAGACTTTCGCAAGAACTGGGAGCACGTGTGCATCCCGATGGAGTACGAGCCGGGGCGCATGACGCGCTCCAAGGTCTACATGAACGACCCGCGCGAGAAGGTCGGTGATCTCATGTGGCCCGAGCTCTTCCCCTTCGAGACGGTCGACGTGCTCAAGAAGCGCCTGGGCGAGTACGGCACGGCGGGGCAGATGCAGCAGCGTCCCTCGCCGATCGGCGGGGGCTTGCTCAAGATTACGAACTTCCGTCTTTGGGGTGCGGATCGCAAGCTCCCCGATTTTCTATTCGTCGTGCAGTCCTACGACACGGCCTTCACCGAGAAGACGGAGAACGATGCGACGGCGTGCACGGTGTGGGGTATCTTCGAAAAGCAGATCAACTATGGCGACTGGACTGGAAAGGTGAACTGCGCGCTCCTTCTCGATTGCTGGGACGATCGGCTCTCCTATCCGCAGCTTCGTAAGAAGGCGATGGAGGACTACCGTGCTACGTACGGTGGCATTGAGGAAGGTGGCGGCTTCAAACTCAACCATCCTCCGCGGCGCGCGGATCTTGTACTCGTCGAGGAAAAGGGCAGTGGTATTTCGCTGCTGCAGGATCTGCGCCAAGCCGGAGTTCCTGCACGTGGGTATGACCCGGGCCGTGCTGACAAACTGGTTCGCGCTCATCTGTCCGCGCCTATTCTGGAGCTGGGTCTGCTCTACGTGCTCGAATCGAAGAAGGAAGCAGGCAAGCCCATCATGTGGGCGCGTCCGTTCCTCAAGCAACTCGAAGAGTTCCCCAAGGGCGAGCACGACGACTACGTAGACACCTTCACACAGGCCGTGATCCTCTTCAAGAACGACGGACTGCTCGCGCTCCCCGAGATTCCGCGCGATCCTCCGCCACTCAAGGATTACCACAAGGCGCGAAAGCGCGGCGAGAATCCCTATGCCAAGTAAATCCGCCAAGCAGCACCGGTTCATGGAGGCGATCGCGCACTCGCCATCCTTTGCGCGCAAGGCCGGTGTGCCGCAGAGCGTGGGCCGGGACTTTGCGAGCGCCGATGTGGGCCGCAAGTTCGCCGACGGTGGCGCTGTTCCTCCATCGATGGACGATGCGCCCTTCCCGGTGAGCGCGCCGCCCCCAGCTCCTGGTGCCACGCCCATGCCCTACGGCGACCAGATGCGCCACCTTTGGGAGTTCACCAAGGGCGCGGGGCGTGGCGGCGTTGCGGGCGTCCTGGGTTTGCCGCACGGCGCGGTGACGGGCGCGCTCGACATGGCGGATTGGGCAACGCGCCCCGACGAGATGGAGCGCGGCGCGCCGGGCATGGCTTCCGATTGGATCAAGCGCAATATCCCGCTCTCCTCGGATGACATCCGCAAGTATGCGCAGTACCTGCGCAATCCTGCGCCCTCGCAGAGCCTGCAACACGCCGGAGATGTCGGGGAAGACATGGGGCAGTTCGTCGGCGACATGGGCGTGGGAGCGGGCGCCATCACGAGCAAGGCGCGCAGTGCGGGCGCGAAGATCCCGGCGCTCCTTCGCAAGTTCGGAGAGCACCCCACCGCGGGCACTCTTGCCGAGATGCCGCGCTATGGCGCAGGTGGCGATGCGGTCAAGGCTATCGAGTGGATGAAGAAGTTCTACGGCTTGCGGCGCGATGTGCCGCTGCAGCCCATCACGGGCACCGCCGCAGCGAGCGTGCTGCGCGGGGGCGAGACGCAAAAGGCGGCGGACTTTGCGCGCCAGCTCCAGAACGCCGCGCAGCAAACGGGCGCGCGGCCCGGCGCCTTGCGTGCGGTGCGCGAGGAGGCGATCAACCGGCTCACCGGCGGGAACCCCAACGCCACGCTCACGAAGAGCCAGCTTGCGGGGGCGCTCCAGAATCCTCCGGGACTCGTGCGCGTCATCAACCGCCAGGACGTGCTGCCCGAGAAGTGGCAGCGCAAGTTCGGCTTTGCGAATGACGAGGAGGAAGGACCGAGTGATGAAGCGGTCCATGACCGTGCGCACGAGATCCTTCAGGACTGGTGGGACAACGCGGATCATTCGGAGCATTACGACCACCAGGAAGTGATGCACGATGTATTCGATGATCTCGACAAGTATTTGCAGGGAAACGATGTCTCGTCCTGGAAAGCTGCTCATGCGCACGAGATGCTCAACGACATCCTCATGCAAAAGGGCCTTCCTCCCACGGGCTCGCTTCGTGAGCAGCAGGAGATGTCGGGCGTGCAGCGCAGGCTTCCTCTCATCGGTGGCAGCGGCAGTGCAAACGAAAGGGACTTAACCAAGCGTGAGCGCACGACGCTTGCAGATTTCTACCGCGCGGGTCTCTCGGGGGACACGGACACTGCGCACAACATCGCCACGCACCACCTGGGGATCGACACGGACGATCCCAACTACCACGCGTTCGTAAGTGACCTTGCGGATGCGGGGAATTTCCCGCAGTTCGGATCGCTTGCTCGGCTTGACGAGAAGGAGCACTTCGATCCGGGGTTCAACAATCTTTTTTCTGAGCACGTCAACAATCACCTGGATAGTGCGCGCGACGTATTCCACGAACGTCATTTTGATGATGCGTACGAAGAAGCAAGAAACGACCTGGGTGGTGATCGTGAGCCACAAGAAGCCGAGCCCTGGGCCTACAGCAATACGCAGCGCCTCTTCGATCCCACGGATCCGCGCTACTACACCGAGCAAAACGTCTTCTCCAATGCTCCTACGGGCTTGCGGCTCGCGATGCAACACGGAGATTTTGCATACCGCCCCACGATCCCGATGGCGAACCTACAAAAGCTCATCGACAAGGGCGGCGCACCCGATGCTTCCTACGATGCGCAGCATTGGGCGCGCCTCGCATCTCGCTTGCAGCAGATGTCGCCCGATGAGCGCCGACTTACCTCGCACTACCCGGGTTTCACACCTGCCGATGTGCGCGAAAAGTACCTCGGGCACTTTCGCGGCTCCTTGATGCCTGGGGGAGACAGCTCCGCGGCGCTAGGTACCAACCCCTTCTTCCTCGAAGAAGCGCAGTCGGATCCTGCGCAGACCTTCTCGCGCCTGGGCTCCGCCAAGGAGGCGCCTGCTTCGCTCCAGGATTGGACGGGGCAGATTGGTGCGGCAGCACTCCACCACGCAGCGCAGTCGGGCGCTTCCGCGTTTGCAGTGCCTGCGGCAAAGGCGATCGAGTCCCTGCGCGGCAGCAAGGACTACGGCTGGCTCTACGACCAAGCGCTCCCGCAGGACGTGCTCGAACCCTTTGCCAAGCACTACAACGTGCCGATCACGGAAGGGCGCACGTACGGCACCAGCAGCGGCAACGCGATCCCGTATCGCTCGGTGAGCATGACGCCCGACATCCAGAACGACATCCTGCAAAACGGCATGCCCTACGCTGTCGGAGGCCCTGTGCGCATGATGATGAGTGGACGCACGGCGGCAACCGCTGCCACGTCGAGCGATCCTGTCGTTGCGCATCTCATGCGCCACGCACCCAAGATCGGCAAGAATCCGTACGCCACGCCGCTTCGCATGGCGGCGGGCGGTGAAGTCGATTGGGACGCGAAGGTGAAGGAAGACTTCGCGCCATTTCTGAAGGGAATTTCCGATGCTTGACGACGATCTCCCCGCTGAGGCGCAGGACGGCTCTTCCGCGATTCCGCTCGATGCGGACGGCATGCCGGTTGGCGGTCCTCCCGAGGACACCGATGTGCCCGATGATGGGCCCGACTCCATTCCCGACGATGATGTGGAGATGCAGGACGATGGGTCCGCGCTCGTCTCGCTCGGGGAGGATGACGACCACAGCAACAACAACGCGGGGGACTTCTACGCCAACCTTGCCGATGGCGTGATTGATGCTTCCGTCCTACAAAAGCGCGCGGACGAGCTCCTGGAGCTCATCGAGCGCGACATCGAGGCGCGCAAGGAGCGCGACAAGCAGCAGGCCGAGGGCATCCAGCGCACGGGACTCGGTGGTGATGCGCCCGGCGGCGCGCAGTTCGAGGGCGCATCGCGCGCGGTGCACCCGGTGCTTGCCGAGCAGTGCATTGACTTTTCGGCCAAGGCGATGAAGGAGATTTTCCCGCCTGATGGGCCGTGCAAAACCAAGATCATTGGGAAGAGCACGCCCGAGAAGGTCGACAAGGCCGAGCGCAAGCGCAAGTACATGAACTGGCAGATGACGACCAAGATCGTCGAGACGCGCACGCAAACCAAGAAGATGCTCACGCAGCTTCCGCTCGGGGGTTCGCAGTACAAGAACTGGTGGTACGACCACGAGCTCAAGCGTCCGCGCAATGAGTTCGTGCCGATCGATCACGTGATCCTTCCGTCGGAGTCGCAGGACTTCTACTCCTGCCAGCGCATCACGCACCGCCAGGACATCACGGAGCAAAAGTTCCTCTCGCGTGTCGACTCCGGCATGTACGTCGACGTGGACATCGCGCATCCGCTCGACCCCGAGCTCACATCGAGCGCGAAGGCGACGGAGAAGGTTGCAGGCGTTTCGCTCGACCCCTACAACCAGGACGGGCTGCGCACGATCTACGTCGTCAACAGCGAGTGCGAGGCGTTCGACGATGACAAGGAATCGGGCGGCGATCCCACGCCCTACATCTGGCACATCGATGCCACGACGCGCAAGGTGCTGGGGCTCTACCGCAACTGGGAGGAGGACGATGAGACGCGCGAGCGCATGCACTTTCTCATCGACTACACCTTCATCCACTGGCGCGGTCCGCAGGGCGTAGGGCTCCTCCACCTCATCGGCTCGCTTTCGGGAGCGATCACCGGAGGCTTGCGCTCGATTCTGGACAAGGCGCTTGCCGAAAACTCCATGAGCGGCGTGAAGCTCAAGGGCGGCAAGGTGAGCGGCACGAGCGAGCAGCCCTCGGTCGGCGAGACGGCGGAGCTTGAAGGCCCGACTGCGGGAACGGTCGACGACATCCGCAAGCTCTACATGCCCTACCCCTTCCCGCCCAGCACGCCGGTCCTCTTCAACACCATCCAGTGGATGGTGGATCAGGCGCGCGGCGTCGTGAGCGTGGCAAGCGACAAGCTCGCGGACGGCAAGAACGACATGCCGGTGGGAAGCGTGCTCGCGCTCATCGAGCAGGGGAGCGGCGTCTTCTCCGACATCCACAGCGGTCTCCATCACTCGCAGGCGCAAGAGCTCAAGGTTCTGCACCGCTTCAACAAGTGGCACCTCTCCGACAAGGAAACGGTCGAGGAGCTCGGCGACCTTGTCGTGATGCGCGAGGACTTCGAAGGTCCTTGCGACATCATTCCGGTCTCCGATCCGCACATCTTCAGCGAGACGCAGCGTTACGCGCAAATGCAGGCGGTGCACCAGCTCGCCGAGAACCCCGTCTTCATGCCCAAGGCGAACCCTGACGGGATCTTGAAGCGCACGCTCAACCTCCTCCACATCGACAATCCCGAGGAGCTCTTCAAGTTCCAGCCCGAGGCCGAGGATCTCGATCCCATCTCCGAAAACATGGTGACGGCGCTCGGCGAGCAGCCCATCAAGGCGTTCCAGCAGCAGGATCACATGGCGCACCTGAAGGTGCACCTTCACTACCTCACGTCCCCGATGTACGGCGCCAATCCGCTCCTCGGGCCCAAGGTGCTACCGCCCCTCATGGCGCACGTCGTGGAGCACATGACCTACCTCTACGTCGAGCACAGCGTCGCGGCGGCGCGCGCCGGGTCGCTTATGAAGATGGATTCGAAATCCACGGACGATCGCTTCGCGGTGACGATGCACCTTGTCGATTACGCGCTCTCCAACGACTTCCAGCAGCTCGGGCCTATGTTCCAGCAGGCGATGCAGCTCTTCCAGCAGGCGCAGCAGCAGGCGCAGCAACCGCCGCTTGATCCTGCCTCGCAGGTGCAGATGAAGGTCGGTATGGCGGAGGTGCAGCGCAAGGCGCAGGCCGACCAGATGAATAACAAGACGGAGATGACGCGCATCCAGAGCAACCATATGCTGGAGACGCAAAAGCAGCAGTCGCAGGCGCAGCTCGACCAGGGGCGCTTCCAGTCGCAGAACCAGCTCGACGCGATGATCCAGGCGCAAAAAGATGCGCGCGAGAAGGAGGCGGAGAACGCCAGGAACCAGCGCGAGCAGGAGCGCTTGCAGGCGGAGAACGTGCGCGCCGACAAGAAGCTCTACAACGATCAGGTGCTGGAGAGCATCAAGCAGGGCCACGAAACGCACCGCCAGCACCTGCAAAACATCACGGACACGATCGCGCAGCACCTTGCACCGCTCTCGCAGATTCCCGAGAAGATGGCCGAGGGCGGGCGCGCGCAGGCCGCGCAGCCCATTGTCGTGCAGCAGGATCCCGAGCACACGCAGGCGCTCACGAAGCTCGGCGAGGCGCTCCAGCGCATGCCCGACATCCAGAACGGGCAGATGTCGGAGCACGTCGAGCGCCAGCGCAGTGCGATCACGGAGCTCATCGGCATGATCGTCGAGGGGCAGAACCGTCAGGCGCAGGAGCTCTCGCACGGCCTGCAGGCGATGGGGGCGCAGATTGCACAGGGCATGCAGGCCAATGGCTCCATCATCGCGCAGGGCAATGAGCAGATCCTGCGGGCTCTCGAAGACATGGGCGATCAGGCGCAGGAGATGCACGCGGCGCACGGTGGCTCGGTGGATGCCTTGAAGAGCGCGATCGCGACGCTCCAGGCCAACGCCACGCAGCCGCGGATCCGCACGCTCGGGAAAGACAAGTTCGGCAAGAAGTTCGCGATCGATCGCATCGCCAAGCCCGAAGAGTTGACGTAGGGAGAAGAGGGAGATGACACTGCTGATTACCGACGGAAATCCGCGCGGGCTTGGATACCTGGAGATTCGACACGCGGATCCGGTTTCCGGTGCCCCGACGGTGTTCGAGGCCGACACGTATACGTGCTCCCACTGCAATGCCGTGGTCGTGCTCAATCCGGCGCGCACGCGGGAGCGCTACAAGTGCCGCGGGTGCAATCACCACATTTGCGACAGCTGCGCGGCGGAACGCGTGGCAGGCGCAGCGTGCAAAACGATGGCACAAAAATTCGATGAGCATCTTGACGATGTGGCGCGCCGAGGGCCGGACGGTGACGCTTCCTTAATCATTCGGCCGTAACTTCACGAAAGGACCAACGCAATGGCACGCTACTCTGCAACATTCTCGTCCGTCACGCTGGCCGCGCTCGCGGACACCGTCGCTGCCACCAACGCCACCTACCCCGGCAGTCTCCGAAACGGCGGCGCCACGGTGCAGACCAAGATCAACGAGGTCTACATCGGTGGTGAGTCGGGCGCTTCGAACCCCTGCACGATGATCCTGGCGCGAGCTTCGACGCTCTCCGTCGGAGCGCTGTCGGTGGGCAACAACGCGCTGATGGACTTCAACTCTACGGCGCCGGGTACCACGGCGAGCTGGGGCAATACGGCAGCCACTTCCGGCGCGCAGCGCTCCTCGACGCTCTATCTCCTGCAGCTCTCGCTCAATGCGTACGGCGGCATTGCGCGCTGGCAGGCCCGCTACGGCGAGGAGATCACGACCTTTGGCAACACGGCCACGGGTGGTGAGGTGCTGCTCTCCAGCAAGACGGGTACAGGGCAGGTCTCCGGTCACATGATCTACGAATTGGTGTGACGTAAGGATCGGAACCGGGAGGGGTTCCGCTCCGCATCTGAGAATTTGCAATGGCAATCGCCGCATCCGCCACCGCTGCCGTATCGAACTCCGCCGCTGCCGCAAGCTCGGTGACGGTGACGCGTACGCATGCGAACAGCGACACGGTGGTGGTCGTTGTCACGACGGTTGTCACGACTGCACCAGCGCCTTCGGCAACGTCCGTCACGGATACGGGCGGTTCCAAGTATCGTCTCATCGCTGCCGGGTACAACAGCACGAAGCTCACTCGCGTGGAGATTTGGGCCACGAATGCGAGTGCGGCAGTGGCTTCCACAGCCGTTACGGTCAATGTGCCTGCATCGAGCAATGTCGCCGCGGCGGTGTTTTCCTACACGGGCGTCGTGGCGCTCGGCACGACGAACGTCACGACGGGCTCTGCTGCCAACCCGACGATCGCGGCAACGACGGTCGATGCGAACAACTGGGTGGTGGCGGGGTTTGTCAGCAACGTTGCGACGGCGCCCACGGCAGGGACCGGGACGCTGCGCACGGCCCTCGCATTTTCTGGACAACTTGATTCCGTAAGCCTCAACGACAACACCGCAGCCGCTGCTGGCTCGGTCACGAACGGCGTCACGGCAACGGCCACCAACTGGGCCATGGCGGCGCTGGAGCTGCGCTCTGCGAGCTCGCCCGCGCCCGGTACGGGACAGGCTGGGGAGTACGACAACGCGAATAAGCAGCGCGGCGTGGGGCAGGTGCTTGTCACGGGGCTTGCGACTGCGCTCATGCCGATTGTGCCGCTGCCGCTTCCTCTGCAGCACAACAACGAAACGATGGTGGCGCAGGTTCACCATCCGAGCCACAACCTCGTCATCAACGCCGACACGTCGCGCGGCACGCCCAAGACGCTGACGCAGGATGCAACGCAGCAGGTTCGCGACTACCCGTTCCTACAGGCTGATGGGCGCGCGGTTTACAAGATTCCGCTGGAAACTTCACGCGGCACGCCGCTCGTGCTCACGGCGGCAGTCGTCAATCCGTTCTTGCCTGCGCCGCATCAGGCGCCGCCCAAGGTCTGGTGGCAGCCTCCTGATACTTCGAAGGGCATCCCCAAGACGCTCACGGCGGATGCGACTGCCCCGGTCGGGGAACAGGTCGACAATTTCTCGGCGGCGTGGGTCGATCCGCAGCAGACGCTGCTCGCGACGAACACCTCGCAATCGACTCCGCTCACGCTCTTCCCCGCAGCCGCGCCGCCCCTGCCACCAGGACAGCCCACGCCGCAAAGCGTGCTGCCAGGGCCGCAGCGCGTTCAGCCCGAGTCGAGCACGGCGAGCCCCCTCGCGCTCCTCGCGCAGCCGCTGCCGGTCGGTGCAGGTACGCCACAGAGCGTGCCGGATAAGCCGCGCTGGCAGCCGCCTGACACGACGAACACGCAGCCCAAGACGCTCTACGGCGATGCGACGACACCTGCGCTCAATTCCACCTGGACGCCGCCCGATCGGGTGCGCCCGGTTGTTGATACATCGCTCTCGACGCCGGGAGCGCTCCTCACCGCGCCGCTACCGCCCTTCACGCCGCCTCCGCACTACGCGCCGATCCGCTACCCCTGGCTGCCTGCGGATACGAGCCAAGCGGCGCCCAAGGTCACGTATGGCGACCTGACGACTCCGTTCTTCGTCGAGCCGCACACCGCGCCCGATCGCATCCGCCCTGTCGTTGACACGACGCAGGAGACGCCGCCGATCCTCACGGCGGTGCTGCCGCCTCCGTTCGTACCAGCGCCGCACCTTGCGCCCCAGCGCTACCCGTGGCTGCCTGCGGATACGAGCCAGAGCTCGGGTAAGGCGACCTACGCTGACAGCACGACGCCGTTCAGCAACTCGACGTGGACCGCGCCCGATCGGGTGCGGCCTGTCGTCGATACGTCGCAATCGACGCCTGGAAGTTTGTTGTCGATCCCACCGGCGCCATTCGTTCCGCCGCCGCACTTTGCACCGGTCAAGTTCTTCTGGCAGCCCGCAGACACCAGCCAGTCCGTCAGCGCGCTCCTCAATCCCGATAGCACGATACCGTTCTTCAACGCGCCGCAGTTCCTGGCGGACCGCGTTCGTCCTGTCGTCGACACGACCCAGCAATCGCCTCTGATCGCGACTGCAGTCCTTCCCGCACCGATCGTCAACGCGCCGCAGTTCATGGTGGATCGTGTTCGCCCGGTCACGGATACCTCGCAGTCCTCGCCGCTTGCGCTCCTCTCTTTCCTTGCGCCGCCCTTCGTACCCGGACCGCACTATGGGCCGCAGCGCTTCATCTTCCAGCCTGCGGACACGAGCCAGTCAGTCAGTGCGCTCATCAATCCCGACAGCACGACGCCCTTCTTCAACGCTCCGCCGCATCAGGCGGATCGGGTGCGTCCGGTCACGGATACGACGCTCTCTTCCCCGATCGTTCTGCAGATCACGCCCCTGCCCCCCACGAACAATGCTCCGAGCGCTGAGCGGCGGATCCGGCAACAGATCATGGGGGTTTCGCAAAGCGTGAGGGTTGCAGTCTCCGAACAGCGTCGTAAACTCATCGATTATCTCGTCGAGACGCAGGACGATGACGACGATGACGATTTGCTCTTGATGTAGGACCGCGCGGCGCGGAACGCCGAACGAGAAAGGAGTGGAATCATGGCAACGAAGAAAGAATCCCCGATGAAGGGCGGTCCCATCGATCAGCATAAAAAACTCGCAATGGGTATGAAGGTCACGGGACAGACGCTCAAGAAGGGTGGCAAGGTCGAGAAGAAGGCGCACGGCGGGAGGGGGTGCTGAGATGGCCGAACTCCCGATCTCTCCGCGAAAGCGGCTCGCCATGGGCCATGAGCCGCGGCAGGATCCGCGCTCCGGCGGTATGGTGATTCCGCGCCCTGGCAAGGCGACGATCAAGAACGACGAGGAGCCCACCAAGCATGCGACGAAGGTGCTGGGGTCCGACAAGCCGGATCTTGAATCCCGCGCCGGGGTCGATCACAAGGGAACCGACAAGGGTCGCCGCGTCGGCGTTGCGAAGGGTCGTCCGTGATCGAAAAGCTGCATGCGAGGCTTCTCGAAGAGCGTGAGAACGCTCGCGCAGCGATATTCGAGCACGGTTCGATCGACGAGAACTCTTTTGCAAACTATCTCGTAGCGCGCGGTCGTGACCAGGGACTCAGCATGGCGATTGGGTTCATCGAGGAAATTTTGGGAGGCGCAAGGAAATGACGCAAGTCAATGAGTTCCTTATCAAGTGGGCGGACGGCACGGAGAGCGTGCACCGAAGCTCGGAGCACAGCACCGTGGACGATGTCGCCAACTCCGTCTTCGGGAAACCGACGGCGGCGGAAGTGGAAGCATCTTCCGGCCACGTCATCACATCCGCCGCGCAAGCTCCGGCGCCCGTCGTTGCAGCAGCTGAAGAGAACGCCCCCGAGGAGAACTGACATGGGATCACCCAAGGGCAGTCGCCCTGGATCACGCGGTGCCGCCAAGGCGTTGCTGCCTTCGGAAGCCCGTATGTCGCGCGCAGGCCCCATGCCGATTCTGCCTCCGCCCTCTGCGGCGCAGCTCGCTCCCGCTCCTGGCGGGATGATGGGCCCGGGTGGTGCAGGTGGCGCTCCCGGCCCCGTTCCGATGGGGCCTCCGGGAGCCGGTGGTGGCATGAAGAAGGGCGGGAGCAAGAAGGCGAAGAAGAGTCGCTTGGCGGAAACGCTCAAGCGCAAGTAACCCAGTCAGAGGAGGTTTCATGGGTGTTTTGTCGAGGGAGGATGTGAAGGCCATCGATCAGATTCTCGAAGGCCAGCACATCGCAGCGCAAAGGGAGACGGAAGGGTTCGAGAGGATGCCGGGGCAGGATACGGTGGATCTCGCGCCGCAGACGCTGGAGGATGCGTTTCCTTCGGATGTCGAGCCGAACTTCGTTCCGTTTGGTACGCGGTTGCTCGTGCAGATGCGCAGGCCGCAAATGAAGAGCCGGGGAGGGATCATTCTCTCCGGTGTGACGCAGCAGGACATCAGTTGGAACCAGCAGGTTGCGAAGGTGGTTGCACTGGGTCCGTTGTGCTTTCGTCATCGCGAGACGGGAGAGCCTTGGCCGGAAGGAATGTGGGCACAGGTGGGCGATTTCGTGCGGGTACCGCGCTGGAACGGTGACCGCATCGTGGTCGCTGCTCCGGATGGCGGTGCAAGCGTGACGTTCGTCTGCTTCAATGACCACGAGATCATCGGCAAGGTGCTTGGCGATCCGCTCAAGATGCGGGTCTACATTTTGTGAACGTTCCGAAAGGGGATGGGGAAATGGCAGAGAATCAGGAAGAGCAGAACGCGGCGCCGCCCGGCGCTGCAGTGGAAGAGGAGGCTCCGCAGATCCGCACCAACGAGGATGGCTCCGTTGATGTGGATGGCGAGGGCAACGTCCTTGCCGCAGGCGAGGAGCGCAGCACCCGGCACGACGAGGACGAGTTCGAGGAAGTCGCAACGCACGACGCATCCGGTCGCCGGTACACCGACGAGGAGCGTGAGCGCATGCGCGCGGACCGGCGTGATGAAAAGCGCCGCCGCCGTACCGCCCGGCGTGATCGCGAAGACAGGCTGCGCGTCACGGTGGATTCGCAGAACCGCGTCATCAGTGAACTCACGCAGCGTCTCGCAGCGCTCGAAGGCCGCGGCGCGGTAGGAGAGCTGCAGCAGCTGGAGCGCAACATCCAGGAAGCCAAGGATGCGGCAAACTGGTTCAAGGAGCAGATGGCCGAGGCCATCAAGGCGAACGACGGCACGGCGGCGGCGGATTTTTCCGCACGCATGACGCAGGCCGCGCAGCGCTCCGAGCAGCTTGCCAATGTGCGCACCGCGTACCTCAATCAGCAGAACCAACCGCGCCCGGCACCGCTTGATCCACGCCACCAGACGCTCGCCAACGAGTGGATGGCGGAGAATCGGTGGTACAACCCGGCAAGTCCTACGGACCCCGATTCGCGAGTAGCTCTCGCGATCGACGAGGGACTTTCCAAGGAGCCGGGGCGCGATCCCACTTCGCCCGAGTACTGGGACGAGCTCACCCGTCGCATGAAGAAGTACCTACCGCACCGATACGCCGCCATGGACCGCAACCGCAACAACGATGATCGAGACGATGGCGACGATGCGCCGGAGGACAATCGCAACGGACGCGCTGCACAGGGCGCGGAGCGGCGCAGGCCCGCAGCTCCCAAGTTCAACGGCTCTGGTGGTGGGGGCGCCGACAATAGCGGTTCCAAGGGCACGTACCGGCTCTCCAAGGAGCGTGTCGAGGCCATGCAGCAGGCGGGAATGTGGAACGATCCCGTGAAGCGTGCTCGCATGGTGAAGCGGTATCAGGAAATGGACCGGGCTTCCGGTTCGCAACGGTAGGAGGACGACATGGCACGCACTGTTGGAAGCGAAGACAACCGTCTGCGCAAGCGCGACGGCGAAGCAGCGCAGCGCGGCAATCCCGCCGCTGCGCAGGACCGGGATCGGGTGATGGAGGACGGAACGGCAATGTCGATGGAGGATCGTCGTCGCCAGATCCGCAACGAGTGGCAGCAAAGCGTGCTGCCCACGCCTCCGGAGATCCCCGGGTTTCACACTTGCTGGCTCTCCACCACGCACCCCACCGACACGGTCCATCGTCGTCTCAAGCTCGGCTACGCGCTCGTGCGCAAGGACGAGGTGGAGAACTTCGAGGTCGAGCGCGGTGTGCAGTCGGGCACCAGCCAGTACTCGGACTACGTCACCTGCAACGAGATGGTTCTGGCGAAGATCCCCAGCGAAATCTACCAAGTCGCAATGGCGGAGTTCCACCACTACCAGCCGCGCGACGAGGAGCGCGCCATTCGCGAGCGCATGGGGCAAAACGCCAGCCAGATCAACGAGGAGGCGGGGCGCAATGTCGTGACGACGGAGGGCGATGGATTCAACAAGCTCGGGAATCTCCCCGAGACGCCGCCCGTCTTTTCCGACTGAAGCTCTTTACAACTCCGCGACAGGCGGTGTATCCTTGACCCCGCGAAGCGTCTGGACACTTTCCAGCGTTTCCGGGGTCTTTTGCAGCTGGGGTAGGTCAACTCGGCGCCAGGACCGCGGAAACGCAAGACTGGGGCTCCCGAGCTACAAATCTTCGCGGGCGGTCATCCATAGCAGCCCAGTAGGGTCGCAGCCGTAGGTCGAGGCTCCCCTGGCGGCGCTCGGTGCCAAGCTCTGGAGAAGGTTGTTCGCAGCATGCGGTTTTTGCTGTTCAACCTTCAACTGGAGATTCGTATGAGCGCTTCTGCAGCGCCGTTCGGATTCCGCCCCATCTACCATCCTTCGGGGCTGGATCGCGCGCGGCCTTACACGATTCAAGCGTCGTACGTCACGCAGATTGCCAAGAACGATCCTGTTGCCTTCGGCACGACCACCGCTCTCGGCACGGTCATCGCTGGCGGCACCACGGGCGACCTTCTCGGCACCCTGGTCGGCGTGCAGTACCTCGATTTCACCGGCAAGCCCACCATCAGCAACTTCTGGCCCACGGGCGGTGTTGCCAACGCGACGCAGATTGTCGCCTGGGTCATGGATGACCCGGCGGACATCTTCGAGGCGCAGACTGACGGCACCTTTGCCGTGCTCGCCAACGTCGCAACGGCCACGAACTGGCTGCAGGGCGTGCTCGGCGCGCAGATGAACTCGGTCAACGAGAGCGCTGCGAATGCCACGACCGGCATCAGTCAGGCCAAGCTCGCGGGGTCCACCGTGACCGCTTCCGCACAGGCGCAGTTCCGGATCATCGAGCCGGGGCAGCAAGTCGATAACAATTTCTTGACCGATACGTTCGTGATCTTTCAGTGCTCGATCGCGCAGCACCACTACGTGTCGAACAAGGTCGCGGTCTAACCGGAGAAGGACGCCATGGCACTTCCAATGCGCAGTACCGACTTCCGGTCGATTGTCGAACCGATTCTCAACGAAGCGTTCGATGGCGTGTACGACCAGCGCCGCGACGAGTACAAGCAGATCCTCGTCGAGAAGGACGGCATTCCCCGGAATTACCACGAAGAACCTGTGTTGTACGGTTTCGGAGCTGCGCCGCAGCTGCCCGACGGACAGCCGGTCAACTACCAACAGGGCGGCGTGCTCTTCGTCAAGCGCTACTACTACCAAGTCTTCGGGCTTGCGTACGCGCTCACGAAGGTGCTCGTCGAAGACGGCGATCACATCCGTATCGGCACGATCTTCGCGGAGCACCTCGCGCAGTCGCTGATGGAGACGAAGGAGACGCTCTCTGCGAATGTCCTCAACTTCGCCTTTAACACCTCCGGCTCGTACAACGGCGGCGACGGCGTGTCGCTCATCAACACGGGGCACCCGATTGTCGGTGGCACGTTCAGCAACCAGCTCAACACCGCAGCCGCGCTTTCGCAAACGTCGCTGGAGCAGATGCTCATCCAGATCCGTCTTGCGGTCGACAACAACGGCAAGAAGATCCGCCTGGAGCCCCGCAAGCTCGTGGTGCACCCGGCGAACATCTTCCAGGCCGAAGTGCTCCTGAAGAGCGTTTTGCGCACCGGCACGACCAACAACGACATCAACCCTGTGAAGTCGATGGGGTTGCTGGAGGCCGAGCCCGCCGTCATCTCCCGTCTCACCTCTCCCACCGCGTGGTGGATCCTCACCGACGCGCCGCAGGGCGCGAAGTTGCTGGTCCGTCGTCGGCTGGAGAAGTCGATGGAAGGCGACTTCGAGACCGACTCGATCCGCTACAAGGCCACGGAACGCTACATCCCGGGCTGGACGGATCCTCGCTGCTACTTCGGCACCCCGGGCCAGTAACCCACTGAGACAAGGAGGGCTACAAAATGGCTCGTTCCGTAGTTACGGGTCCGGTGATCGTCGCGGGGAATACCAACCCCACGCAGATCCAGGACAGCGACGCGGGCCCTTCCCTGATCTTCCAGGGGCAGGGCCTGATCGATCCGCGGCTCGTCGCGCTGATCGACGCAGCTCCGGGACGCCTCGTCCCGGGGTTCTACAACAGCGAGATGATTTCGCTGATCGACGCCGTGCCCTCCGCTTCGGCAGCGGGCAATCTCGACAGTCAGGCGGGCGGTCTCGTGATTCCGGCGGGGGGCAATACGACCCCGCGCACGATCAATGCGGCAACGCAGTCGATCGCGGTTTCCACGAACCTCCCGCTCGACGTTTTCCCGCCCGGTCCGGTGGACACCGTCGTTACGGTGCCCGGTACCCTGGACTTCGGCTTCACGACGGGAACGGGAACGGCGGGGCAGACCACGGTCACGATCCCGGCAGGCGCGTTCAAGTTCTTCCACAAGGGGCAGGCGATCATGATCGCGGGTGCGGGGGCGAGCGGTTCGCTCCCCCTCATCACGCAGGTGGCCGCTGCGCCCGTTGTCGGCGGAACGACGATCTCGATCACCACTCCGATCGGCACCAGCTTCACCAGCCAACCGATCGGCGCGGCGGAGCCGGATCTCGTCGGGCAGCCCAACTACACGACCACCACCGGAACTTGGCCGCTCATCGCGGCAGGAACGGCGGTGGCGCTGTGGGATCCGACGCAGATGCTTGCGCGGTGCCTGCGCGTGGTTTCGTCGAGCGCTTCGGATACGTCGGCGTTCACCGTGACGGTACGGGGTTGGGACGTGTACGGTGTCCCGA